GCCATTGCTGCTAGTGCTTCTTCGGTTGCTGTCATGTGGGTATTCTACTTTATTTTTCTAAGTGATGCAAGCTCTTTTCGTATAAAAAGAAAACTTTTTTTAACGGGGGGAGTAAAAGCGACCGTAAAGAATTTCCAGCCTTTCTCTATGCTTGGAAGCCCACGAAGCCTTACGGTTTTCGAACTCCTCGACGCGAACGAACTTCCCTTCGGGGAAAGCCCAGTGTTCGCCATTCTTGATCTGCTCAACTCTTTTTGCGTCGGCAGTCTCACCCCAAGCGAACTCTTCGCCTTGAGCGGTTTTCGAGATGATGACGAAACTCTTGGTTTCGTTTGCGTGCTTAATTTTTCCTCCTGAGAAGTATATCGTTGCCATGCGTGTATTTTAGCACAGATCCGCATGAATTAAAAGCTTTTTTTACCTCAATAGTGCTTTTTTTTTGACTTGTAATACAGGCCCTGATTAATATAAAAAACACTTGACACGATACCGCGCAGAGTCGCGGGGGGAGTACTTTCTAAAAAACTCAACTATCAAATTATCATAGTTGGACGTTGGATGAAAAAAAATAGCGGGGTCATTTTTGGCAAAAGTGAATCTCCATCAAAAACCAGTATAAAAAATATAAAATTAATAAGCCGCGAATATAATATAGGAATGTGTTGTATTATCTGTAACGAAGAGAAGGAAAGAAAGACATTTATAATTGAGCAAAAAATCACAGATGATGTGGTTTATAAGAGGAAGATTAAAATAAATCAAAATATTTGCCCCGAATGCTTTAGGGAGGATAGTGTGGCTGGGCAGCATGGTGATCAAATTAAGGTGGTATTAACCCCTTATAAAGAAATCGTTGAAGCGAAGTTCTGGGCTAAATCAGAAATCAAAAGGGAAGATATTCTGTTTATGTCTGAAGTAGCTGAAATTTTAAAGCAGAGAGGGTCTCTCCGTAGTAAGATGGTTGGAGGCGAGCTTTCTAAAAATGCAAGAGACATGATTCAACGCAAAAACCCTAGTTTTATAAAAAAAATCAAAGCGCCCAGTCTTCAGGGGATTCATCTTGTAAATAGACCATATATAACCAAGTTAGATTTCGAATCTTTTTTGAATTGCCACCAAAAGCTTAAGGGTGATAACATAAAATATGCAGGGAAAGACAAAGTAAATAAATTATCTGAGGGTAGGATTTTAGATCTGTTTAATTTGGGTTATGTTATTTTCGGGTCTGATGGTAAGCCTAAATTTGGGGATAATAGAACAAAAAAAATGAAGCCATGTATCAAATGCGGGGAAATTAGAAGTTGGTCGGATTTTTATGAATATAAAGACATCGGTAGCAGGTCTAACGAATGCTTCGATTGCACAAAAAAAAGATACGAAGAAAATCGTGAGGATTTAAAAGCTTATATGAGGGAGTACAATAAAACTCCAGCTGCTAAAGCGGTAAGAAAAAAATGGGAAGAAAACAACCCTGCACGAAAAGTTGTCAAGAACTTAAGAAGAAGACTGCGTGATGTTGTAGATGGAGATATCAAAGCGGAAACTAAAGATATGGGAATGGACTCAAAAGCTCTGAGATGGTATTTGGAGAAGCAGTTCGTTATATATGGTGAGTGGATGAATTGGGATAATAAGGGTGCTGGTGAGAACTCCGATCATCAGGATTGCTGGCATGTGGATCACCTTATTCCTATATCTAAGTGGAAAGAAAAAAAACACTTACTACCTACTTATTTTGAAGGCATGGGGCCGAATCACTATACGAACTTGAGACCGTTATCGGGTATTGAGAATATCGCTAGAGGCAATAAAGTTAATCCCGAAGAAATTGAAGAACATTTCAAAAAAATAGCAGAAATATTTCCTGATATGGATTTTGGTCAACAAAAAGTGTAACATAAAGTATGACATACAGGAATATGCCAGTTAAGGTTAATGGGGGCGATCCTATTATGGGGACGAGGGTTGGGGTGGATTTCTCCACTAAAAACCAAGTAAAAAGACAATTGGCCGCGAATATCGACGCTAATGATCAGTTGAGGTTTAATGGTGATGTTGACTGCAAGATTAGCGTGGATTTTCTTGTGAGGAGTAGTGATTTAAGTTACGATGGCTTAAATTTTTTCTCTGATTTGTTTCATGGGACTGGCAAAGACACAATGCTGGTGAGTGTTGGAGGTAATAATTACAGTGAGTGTTATATAGATAGCTTTAATGCTACGGTTAGACCGTTTGAGCCTGTGATGGGTAGTGTGACTTTTAGTAGTTACAATCCTAGTAGTGCTGGCACGATAACTGGGGCGATAGATAATAATACTAATACGCTTTTGGGTGGTAATGATTTTATATATGGTCATGATTGCAGTTTGGTTGGAACTGGCAATGTGGTGAGGTCTAATATGCTTAGTGAATTAACTTATACAAAAACATATTCCAGAAGCCCCGTTTATACGATAGGTTCAAAACACGCTACTGATCATTTAGTGGATGGGGTGGAGGTTGATGTGACCGTGCAGTCTACAGGTCTGAATTCGTTTATTGATTTTAGCGGTAGTAAATTAACCAGTACTTTTGGGGTGTTGTTGGAGGACATTCAGGATAGTGGGGTTCACTTTGCTTCTGCTGATATTGATTTAACAGTAAGTGCTGGGGCGCATGTGATTGAAGAAGGTTATTCTGTGAATGGTGGCGAGACTTTAGTTACAAAAGCTACCATAAAAGAAGTTATTCTATAGAAATAAGTGTAATATATACATATGCCCCGAAAAAAGGTTGCTAAGGAAAAAGAGGTTCCGTTTGAGTTGCTAGCGGATTTTGAGAGATCAATAAAGTTTAATAAAAGAAATTTTAGATTCAGCCCCAAACAAAAGAAGTTTTTAGACCTCATACTAAACGAAGAGTCTAAGATTATTTTTGTTTCTGGCCCTGCGGGAAGCTCAAAGACCTACATGTCCCTGTATGGGATGTTAAAATTATTAGAGGAGGACTTCTCTAAAGATATTTTATATGTTCGAAGTATTGCTGAAAGTGCTGATACGGGGTTGGGAAGCTTACCCGGGGACATTGCAGATAAGTTTGATCCTTTTTTGTGTCCACTTTATGACAAAATGGAAGAAATCGTTGCTTCTGGGGACGCGATCTACTTAAAACAACGCGAAAAAGTGTCAGCGGTCCCAATAAACTTCCTTCGTGGAGCGAGTTGGCAGAATAAATTAGTTTTTGCAGATGAAGCGCAGAATTTTACGCTAAAAGAATTAACTACTTTGATCACTCGCATAGGTGAAAACAGTAAAATCATTATTGGAGGCGATTTTTTTCAAAGCGATATCAATGGAAAAAGTGGATTCAAGCCCATGTTCGAAAAATTCAATGATGATGAATCTAAAGATATGGGGATTCACACATTTAGCTTTAATGAAAGCGATATTGTGCGTAGTAAAATATTAAAATTCATTATTAAGAAGTTAGAAGGTGAAAAATAGTGTAATTACTTACTGATTTTGATATAATTGTAAGATGAGTCACATATTTTGTTATAGTTGTGGGGTTAAGATTGAATATAATTTTGCTAAACCTAATTTTTGTTCTAAATGCGGGGCAAGTTTTGGAGGGACGCAACAATCTCAAGCTACGGTGGAGGAGGTTCCCCATCAAACTAAAGCCTCTGTAGTTTCGGATAACGAAACTGATGCAGAGTTCGTTCCGCAACTAAGAGGGTTGCAGGTAGAAATTGAAAAACCTAAAACTTTTACCATTGGTTCTTTAGCGGGTCAAAACACACCACCTGACTATAAGGGGAAGGGATCGTACGACCTGAATGACTTCACTTCTAAACCTTAATGCCCGAAGAGAAGAAGTATGAAGACTACCAAGACATCATAGATCGAGCAGTTAAGAAGCAGAGATCAAGGTGGCGGTTAGATGCTATCAAGTGGTTTGACTTCGAAGATGTTGAACAGGTGGTAAAATCACACATCGCCCAAAAGTGGCACATGTGGGATCAGTCGCGTCCGTTAGAGCCGTGGCTTAGTCGTGTAATTACGAATAGGATGTGGAATCTTATAAGAAACCATTATGGATCTTATATAAAACCTTGTTCGACATGTATACATGCACGGGATGAATTATGTGCTAAGACCATGAGTGGTAACCAAGATATTTCGTGCAAAGATTATGCTAAATGGTCAAAGAAGAAAAAATTTGGACTAGAATTGAAAACTGCATCTAGTCTGGATGATGCTGAGCATGTTATAAACGTTAAGTGTGATTCATATTTTGATTATGACGTTGATACACAAAAGCTTAATGATAAAATGCGAAAAAAACTTGGAGAGAAACAATACGGGGCATATCATATGTTATATTTCGAGGATTGTACAGAAGAAGATGTAGCAAAGTATATGGGGTATAAACTGTCTGATACTAATCGTAAGATTGGCTACAGACAAGTAAAGAATCTCAAATGTAAATTTCATAAGATTGCAGTAAAAATTTTAAAAGATGGAAGGGATTGGTAATGGATTTAACAGATGATCAAAAAGAGTATATAAAAAACAATGTGAATAAAGTCACAAATTTAAATGAACTCACCCAAAAATGTTTTAGGGATGATGATTTAGATGGTCGCACGAAAGAGGGTCGGGCTGTTCGAAAATACTTAATAGAGAATAATATTGATTATAAAACAACCCGCCGCAAACCACAGGACAAAATCGAACTAAACGATTCTCAAAAAGAGTTCATTATCCAGCAAGCTCAGGAAGGGATGTCGTCGTTGGAGATTGCCAAGCTTATATTTCCAGAAAAGAGAGTAAAGCCACTAAGCAATGAGCAGAGAACGGTTCTCGCACACATCAACGAGATCAATCCCGATTTCGTACCGTCACAAGACTCCGCTGCCGTAAATGACTACGTTCCGCCCAAAAGCCCAAGTCGTGTGGTAAAGAAAATCAATGATGCTACAGGATTAGAGTTAGATGATCGCAAACTAAACAGGCAAAAGCAAATCTGTGTAGATAAGCTCCAAATCAATCTATCCAATAGTAGATTTTTGAAAATCATCAATAATTATCTTAATAAGCCAGACAGAGAGTTATTCGAACAGGAATTCATCCGTTTGAGTTGGGACAAGCCTGATTTAACCGCAGACGAACTCAACCTATACCTTAACGTCTGCAAAGAGGTTATTAATTTGGAGGTTGTGTCTGCTCACCTAAACAAACTCAACGATATGTTTGACGTTGCTGATGATCAAACCGAAATGACCGTGCGTCTCGCGGAGATCATCAAAGCTAAATCGCAAGAATATCATCAATGTGAAACCCGTATTGAGAACTTAACGAAGAAGTTACAAGGTGACCGTGCTGAACGCATGAAGAAGTCTCAGAAGAACAATGCGTCATTTTTATCCATCGTTCAGATGTTTCAAGAAGAGGAAGAGCGAAAGAATATGGTTCGCATGGCAGAAATGCAAAAAAAGTTAATTAAGGAAGAGGCTGAGCGGATGGAGGGTATGGCAGAGTGGAAAGCGCGAATCTTAGGTATTAGTCAGGACGATGCAATTTGAATGTAAAGAGTGTGGTCAGACGTTCGATACGCAACGTGGTCTACATATGCACATTAAGAAGCACGATATGCTTCTTGGTGATTACTATGTCAAACACTATCCACGTTTCGATAGGCTGACTGAAAAACCTATCGAATTCAAAAACGCCAAACAGTACTTCTCTACAGATTTCAACACAACCAATAACATGAACCTTTGGTTTGAGAAAGCGCCCAAAGATGAGGTAAAAAAATATATTTTGGAGAAGTTCAAAAAAAGAATAGAAGACAAGAACCTCAAACAAGCTCCATCGAGCCTATATCTGAAGACGGGCGATTGGCCTACGTTGGACATCATAAAAAAGCTGTTCGGCGGTTACAACGCATTCTGTGAGCAAATAGGGGTGAGTCCTGCGTATGGAAAGAATGTATGTAAAGAGTTTTTTGAAAATTATAGCAGTGAAGAGGTTTGGATCGACACAAGAGAGAATAAGCCTCTAAACTTTAAAAATTCTTATGTTTTTAAACTAGACTTCGGTGATTACACTCTACCCCCGAAAAACTACACCCATACTCATGCAGAAAGAAAGTCGTTCCAAGATTTTGCTGCCACTGTAACAAATGGTTATGCTAGGTTTGTTAGAGAGATAGAAAGATGCCAAAGTTTGGGGTGTTTCTTATTTATCGTTGTTGAGGCTGATTATAATCAAATTTATAAAACAAATAGTGCTGCTTACAAAAAATTCAATATGGGATTTGTGTTTAGCAGAATGAGATCTATCGAGGCGCAATTTAGTGACTGTTGCCAATTTGTGTTTAGTGGGTCTAGAGAAGGCAGTGAGGAGTTAATACCCAAGATCCTCTGCTGTGGTAAGAAGCTGTGGAATGTTGACTTACAATATTTTTGGGAAAAGGAATTAGAAAAAAATGGCTTGGATAGAAGGCAATCAAGACCTGTACAAGAAGTTCAAAGAAGTAAACCAAGAGATACTTTCCAAAGAAGGATACATCGAAGAAGGAGAGGCTAAGCTTTTACTTTATAAGTTTTTAAGAGATAATCCATCTTTTGCTTGTGAGTTATTCACAGGTGTGAAATTATTTCCGTTTCAACATATGGCTGTCAAGTCCATGATGGAGACGGACTACTTTTTGGGCATATGGAGCCGTGGTATGAGTAAATCATTCTCTACTGCTATATTTGCTATTCTAGACGCTATCATGAATCAAGGCGTGCAGATAGGAATCATATCTAAATCATTCCGTCAGTCCAAGATGATCTTTAAAAAGATTGAGGATATTGCTAGAAGCCCAAAAGCTGAGTTCTTATCTCAATGCATAACTAGGACATCAAAAATGAATGATGAATGGGTTATGGAGATAGGTTCTAGTAGTATCAGGGCTTTGCCTCTAGGTGATGGTGAAAAGCTTCGTGGTTTCCGCTTCCAACGTATGATTATTGACGAGCTTCTTCTTATGCCTGAGAAGATCTTCAATGAGGTTATTATGCCGTTCCTTTCTGTTGTCGAGAACCCTACTGAACGTCAAGAGATCTATGATTTAGAAACCCAAATGATCGCGGAGGGTGAAATGACTGAAGAGGAAAGAAAACAATGGCCAAATAACAAAATTATTGGTTTATCCTCTGCCTCGTACAAATTCGAATATTTATTCAAGCTTTACCAGCAATATGAATCTTTAATCATTAATGAAAATAAACAAGATGGCGCTCATAGGGTAATTATGCATTTTAGTTATGATTGTGCGCCTCCGCAGCTATATGATCAAAATTTGATTAATCAATCCAAATCGACAATGAGTCAGTCTCAGTTCGACCGAGAATTTGGCGCTGTATTCACAGATGATAGTTCTGGATATTTCAAAGTCAGTAAAATGGCTTCATGC